AGGACTCTTCTTGTTGAGCCTTCTTCTTGTCTTGCAAGTCACGCAGGTTTTGACCGTTTCGCATCTTGTACTCCTTGGTTAAGAACGTGGCGGTAGTGGAGGATTCTAACCCCTCTTAGTCTGAGAACTTAATCACTACCCTACCATTAAGTATATGCTACAATTATTTTTATATGTCACATAATCCACAGAGTTTAGATGATTTCTTTAACAGTCAAGAAGTACCTAAAGTGAGGATTCATACAGCACCAGGAGATTCTAAGTGCGTTAGTTGTGAGGGTTGAAGTGTTTTCTAAATCTAATTAAGTCGGATTCTCGTAAATAATCCGCGTAGGATTTCTTGCCTGTATTGATTGGTTCATCAATCAGGTGTTTGTATTTATATTGGTTGGGAAGAGGCTTCTTATTTAAAACGTGGTCTAGTTCATCTAAATCTGGAAAGTCTTTATTTATATCCACTTTAAATCTTTTGCACCAGTGGATGATAGTAGAGTGATGTTTATTGAACATCTCTCCAATCTTTACGTAAGACCAACCTTCGGAACGAAAACGGAGCATTTGATAAACAAAAACGTAATCATCTTTGGTGTACCGATGTACTACTTTACGCATATTTAATTTAGTGTTGTTATACTAACAATAGTACCACACCATTTTTAAAAAATAACAAGAGCTGTGTATAAACCACCAAGCCGCACTAGTTAGATTAGTACGGCTTTTGGCACGGTTTCTCCACCGAACACTTATTCTACTACTTGTTGGGAACTACGTAAACCATTACGGCAGTTGATATTGCCACAATCAGTGCTTCGATAATTTGTGAAAGTGTACTAGTTTCAGTAATACCAAATGGCATCAATAGACTAATAACTAGTGGTGTAATAAGTGCGGCGATAGCTTTGGCGTACATATTATTTAAATTTATTGTAATCTACTAAACCGTTTTGAAAATCTTTTAGGGTATATCCCAGCTTCATTTCAAAATGCGGGCGGTCTGTAAAACCAACCCAATCTCCTCCCCATTCAAAGCCTTGGTTTTTTCCAATAACTCCTAGTGTTTCCCAAAGGGCTTGACTGGCGTTGTAACCTTCTTTGATAAACACAAAATCCACCGCACAGCCGTAGTTGTGGAACGATTGACCACCTTTAGCGTTAGTAACGATGTTTCCAGGAGTTGTTCGACCTTGAGCATAGAGTCTATTCTGCTCTTCTATACTTCGATAACCTTGTACTAGTCTAACTGGGTGGCCCATTAACTTCATCTCAGCAATAATCGCTTCGGCTCCACGTTGTACGCAGGGTTTGAGTCCTGTTTGGTTGTTAGCCGCCAATAATCGTCTGTAGAGGGCTACGAGCGATTCTAAGAGGTTTTTCTTAGTAATTAAGTCAGTAGTACTAAGATTGGGTTTCATATTATTTTTTCTACAATAAACAATTTAAGAATGATTCCTCCAGCAATTACAATACCCGCCACCCACTTTATAAATAGTCCTACATTTTTTATTGTTCTATGTGCATCAATTAAAGGTTCAACCTTATCTTCTTTCCATTTTAAATCTGAGTGTATGTATTCAGATAATTTTTCATCTATTTTTCGTATTTTCCCGTTAACAGTAGATTCAACTGTGGCGGCGGTAGAGTGATTTATGGCCTCAATAACTCTTTTAAGTTCTTCTTCGGTCATAATGATATGTTATTCCCTTGCATGATATACTATACTATAGTAGTGTAGTAGGAATGAAAGATAGAGTGTTTAATAAAAGTATTACTTAATAGTAGCGTACTTTTATTAAGTTGATTAACTCTCTTTCCACAAATATGATATACGATGAAATTATAGAATTTTTCTTCTACTTAATCTCCTACTTAATAATAGGGTTTGGTATTATGGCAATTGTTTACTTTGTAATTATCAAAGACTGGCAAGCTCTTTTTGCTGGCTTAATGGTTGTGTTAGTCTTTAACCTAATCTTTCGTTAACCAATTATAAGTAGCGGCACCAGCACCTCCTAGTCCTAAAGTATTAAGTACCCCTTTCACGCCTGGGTATTGTTGCATAAGTCGCTGTGGGGAGTTCGTCCCTAATTCACCGTAGGCTTTAGAAGCCAAAGCCTCCCTAGCATCATATAAATACATTTGTTCTTTTAAAGAGCCGGAGTAATCTACTCCTCTACCCTTTAATGATTGTTCAATAGTTTCGTTCATTACCTTACGAATATCAGTAATAGCCTGTCGCATAGGTGCGTTCTCTCTGTCGTATAGAGTAGGGAACTCTTTCTCCACCAAAGCATCAAATTCTTTGCGGGCTTTAAATAGACCAGAAATTTTACCTCCATTATCTTGGGCTAATTTGAGTGCTGATTGTTGAGCAATTTGGTATTGACGCAGCTGTGTATTGTCGGCACGTATTTGAATTGGTGGCTCAATAGCTTTCATCTTACTAGCTAGTTCACGGTAAGGGTAAAGAATGTCATCGCCGTTTTGTACGACATCCTTTGCTAGTTTCTCCGCTAGTCTTTGGTTGGCGGAATTAACTGCATTTAGCTTTTCAGTGTAAGTACCTAGACGATTGAAGTTAGGAACATTTCTTAGAGTCGCCTCAGTTACTTGATAGGTTTGGGTACCAATAGGTTGGCTAACATTTCCGAAGATACCACTCTTCTCCAAACCAGTTCTACCAGTACTAGAAACAGCTTTACCTTTAGTAAGTTCTGGGATTAAATCTCTGGCGGCTTTATCTACTTCAGCCCGTGGAACTCTACGAGCTAATACGCCACCTGCTGTACCAAGAATAGTTCCTACTCCTGGAGTCAATATATCTCCTGCATCTGTCTCTCCACCAGAAAGGGAAGAAGCAACATCCATACCATATCCAGTAGCACCACCGATAGCTATGTTTTTAGGTGATAGGGTTTTCTTTACTACACCTGAAGCTATGTCGGCGGCTTTCTCTGTTTTGGAAAGAGCGTTTGCTCCACGTAGAGCTTTAACTCCTAACTTAGCTGCTCCAAGACCATATTTAAGCCCTGCTGTTATGGGGATAACATTCATTGCAGTTAAGGCGGCATCACCAACCCATTGACCAGGTGTTCGTTCCTTATCAGTAAGGATGGGTGCTACGAAGTCTAATACTCCCTTTCCCAGACGAGTACCTAAGTCAACATTTTCTTTTTCTTCTTCGGGAGCTGGCTTAGTAGGAACTTGAGCAATTGGTTCTGGTTCTGGAGCTGGTCTGTTTTCAATAGTCTGTATACCCTCCATTGGATTCACGCTTCCAGGTAAAGAGGCTGGGGCTTGTCCACCCATCTTTGTCTCATTGTAGTACTGACTTACTTTTTGTACGTAAGCTGGGGTGTCGTATTCTACTCCTTGTGCGTTTTTACCCCTCCAATTTTGCTTGTACTTATCTGCTCCACCACTATTCCACATAGAAGCAATTTCAGCCGGGTTTAAACCTTGGTCTTTTAATTCTTTGATACGAGAATAAGCAACTTTGTTTTGATTTTCAATAGAAAGAGGAGCATCTTCTTGACCAAGATATTGTTTTGACCATTGTTTCCAAGTATCTGGCATGTACTGGTAAGCACCAGATTCACCAGAAGCACCCTTAGCATTGTAAGGGTCAGTAGAAGTACCTGTTTCCGCCCGCCGAATGGCTTTGGCTAGGTTTAGAGCTTGTTGGTCTAGTTGATTAGGATTCATATTACCAAGTTTCAGCAAAAACATTACCTCCTGCATTATTACCTCCCATTCCTCCACCCCGTTGAGAACCTTGTTGGAGTTGTTGATAATAAGTATTTGCTTGACTGCCTTGTGTACGTAGACGTTCTTCTCCGGCTATTTTTAGTTGTTTAATGGCGGCGTTAATTTGAGCGATAGTTGAGTTAGGATTGAGGATTGCATTAGAAGCAGCGGTAGCCTCTGTAGGTACTGTTCCACCACCAATAGTAAGAAGTGTACTGTACGCTCTCTGTGCTTCAGTAAGAGCTGTCTGAAATGCAATTTGTCCTTCTTCACCAAATTGACGACCTAAGTAGTTTTGGATTTCGTTTACTTTTCTTACATCATTTTCTCCAATACCGTATTGGCTCATTACTCCCGACAACTGACTAGAAATATTGTCTGCATAGGTCTTCTGTTTTGCAATATCTTGGTAGGCTTGGTAAGCATCTTGGTAGCCTTTTTGAGCCGTTTGTTGAACAGTCGCATCAGCAAAACTTTGTTGTCCAGGAACACCATAAGTATTCTTTTGGTAAGTAGGTGAACTCTGTTGAGCTTGTTGCATACGAGCAAGGTTTTCTTGTGGGGTTTGTTTAGGGTCGTATTGAAAACCAGCATCAGGATATTGACCTGCAATATCAAAAGCCTGTTCCATTGATTTGAAACCTGAGTATCCTCCTAGACCAGCACCACCAGCAGATTGACCAGTAATTGGGTCAATAAATTGATTACTGTAAGGAACCTGTGTTGGTTGAGCGTAATTAGCAGCGTTAGAAAGTCCTGTGATTCCAGTTTGTTGTTGAGTTAATGTAGCATCTAGTGATGGTCTAAAGGCTTGAGCAGCTTGTTCTTGACCAGTTAATTGTTGAGCTGTTCCTTCTAGGGCGGCTTGTTGTGCTTTAGCTAAAGCATCCATACGAGAAGAAGCTGATTGAGAAGCGATGGCGGCGTTACCTGAACCGACTACGTTAGAGCCAGTAGATAAGTTACCAGCTACAGCACCAGCTTTAAGTCCACCAACACGGTCAATCTCTTTTGAGTATTTATCGGATATGTTTCTAGCTTGCTCACCAATAGCTTTATTTCCGGCAGAAATACGCTCCATTTCTTTTCGAGCACGTTCTTGTTCTTTTTGAGGATTAGAGCGACCAAGTAGAGTGTCTAGTATTCCTCTAAATGAGGTGTCATTGGTCTTTAAAGTTCTGGCTGGGGTCTCATTAGTCTTCTTTTGATTTAGCAAGTCTTGTACACCTTGTACTCCAGCACTAAGACTGTTAATAGAGTTTTGAGTAGAGTTAGTAGCCGGGCCAGCAGTTTGACCAGTCTGTGGAAATGATGGAGAAATGTTTGGTTGAGTACTACCAGTCATTCCTGTTGTGTCTTGAGGGGTTGTTCGAGGAGAAGTCAACGCTTGAATTGAAGTAGGAGTAAATTTTACCAAAGGAGCTGGAGCAGGAATTTTACTCTGTGGCCCAGGGTTCATCGACATATTGAAAGGAGTGCCACCAACCATTCCTCTCATGGCGGACTGCATATCTACCGTACCACGCATTTGTGGAGTAGTAGTTCTCATGTTTCCTCTTACTTGATTATTTTTAATTTGTGCCATAAGTAATTATTAAGTTCCCTGGTAGAAAAGATTAGGGTTAAACGGTACTGGTTGTGTCCCTAAATCCACGTTCACACTCTTTGTTCCAGCGTAATCCTCTAAGAGGGTTAGTTTATCGTTATATAAACTACTGTACTTCTTGAACGCACTGTCGTTACTGACAATAGATGAGTAGTAGGTCTGTAGTGCTCCATTTACTAGCATATCTTGAAAATCTTCTTCTAGTAAGGGTAATTGTCCTATTGTATACACAGAGGCAGTAGCACTTGGAGCGTTTTGAATTGGGCTGGCTAAAAGTAGGTCTGTGTCTGAAGTAAATCTTTGAATTGGGTACCAAATACCATCTCCACTTGGTGGGGTAATTCTTAAATAGAGGTTAAAGATAGTTACATCGGTATTGAGTGGAAAAGCTCCTGTAGTATTCCAGGCTGTAGCGGTACCTGTAATTTGATTATCTCCGGCGGCAATACTTGAAAGAGTCCCAGTTGAGTAATCAGCAAAGGAAAGGTCTGGAGTACGAGCTTTGTAGTTGAAAGTTATTACTTGACCTGAAGCAGAAGGAATCGGCCAGAACTGTACTTGATTATTGTAGATGAAGTAGTAGTTTGGGATATTTGAGGTGTATGGTAAGGCGTTAATCATTGTCCACTCTTGGATAGTACGAATAGGAGCTGGAGTGAATACTAGCTGTCCTACAGTAATAGTAGTATTTTTTATTTTAGATACGTTGGCGGGGATTGGGTATGACTGGACACCTACTGTAGCGATAGTAGTGGTGGTACAAGCTGAGGTAAGTGGTGATTGCCAAGTAATAGCTGTAGAACCTTGGCGGAAAGTAACTGTTCGTTGCTCTGAGTTATCAAAAACTACTAATTGAGAACAGGTAATATTAGTCCAAGCTGTTGAAAGTGTAGCTGTTGTGGCACCTAAAGCCGGGATGCCAGTGACAGTTAAATCTTCCGCCCCTATAGTAAGGGTGGTGTAAGTACGTTCATTATTAAAGAATTTCTGAATAAGATAACGATGTTGGTCATTTATAAGCTGACCCATCAAAGCTGTGTTTGAAGATGTAGTGTTATTTGATAGGTTAGTCGCTAGACTAGTTAATTGGGTGTAGGTTTTCATATTATGTAATTACGTAGTTGATACTGACTCTCCAACCAGATGTGAGATAAGGAACATATAACTTTATAAAGTCGCGACTAAAATCAACTACTGTCACTCTAGCTCTAATATCTGCAATAGCATCACCAATAAAAACATCCACTAAATGGTCTTCACTTACTCCTGCTCTTATTGCTCCTGAAGATTCATTAGCATATATAAAACTACTACCTTGTATTGGTACGGCGGCTTTAGAACCATCTGGCTGAGTAGTTGGTAAAGGATATTCAGGCCCACCCATTACAACAGAACGATTAGTTTCTGATTGAAGATAAAAACCATTATTTAACTGAGCACTTCCCACTGAATGACATCGTATAGTTATAGAGGCAGCTACAGCGTTATCTACTACAATCCCATAAGCTAATATTGAAGATGGTGTAAAATTAGAAGTAAGTTTTATTGTGTATGTTGCTCCTTGAGTACCAAAAGTAATCGAACCAGCCGTATTAACACTACGAATAAGGTTTTCTTCTTTAATCTTAGGACTATTGATACCATCGTGAGTATGTTGAGGAATGGAGTTGACACTAAAACGACTAGCGTTGTTACTACGCTGTAGTTCTTGCTGTACTATTTGTCGTATTTTTTGTTCATCCATATTACTTTTGCTTAACGCAACCTTATCTGTGCTAACCGAGTAAACGATGAAGTAGTAGTTCCTGGAGTGGTACAAACTGCTCTAAATTGCAACCACTGAGTTTTTTGAAACGCCATATCGTAATAACCAGAAAGGGGAACGGTTGTTTCTATTTTTGCTGTACCACAACTTGCCCAAGCATCAGTAGAATTTAGGCGGTAGTACAACTGTACTGTATCACCCGTCAAAGCGTTTGTACTTAACTTATATTCTAATTGAGTAAATGTATCTTGTGACAATAAAGTTCCTGTAGGAATAAGGTCTGTTTCAATCACAAAAGTAGTTACTGGTGAAGAGGAAGTTGTATCTATACCAAAGGTTGAAAGTCCTGTGGTGTAGCTGTCTTGCCACCAAGACCAGTATTGCGGTGAGATAGCATTTTGTTCTTGGTTAGGAATTAAAATACGAGCACAGCCATCATAATCGCCATAAGAGTTTTGGTTCTCTAGGCGGAGAGCTAATCCAGCATCAGTAGAAGCCATGTTACCTGTTGGGATAAATGACCATACACCACCACAATTTCCGGCTTTAGTGGCGGTTTGGTCTAAGATAGAAAAGTAAACTCTTCCTCGTAAGAACATTGAATCAAACCAAGTGAAGTAAGGTTCAATGTATGAGTTAGGTGTTCCTGGTACTCCAGCACAATAATCTGGTACTTTAAGAGCCAAAGAAGCTACAGAGCCGTTTGTTATATAGATATTGCCTTTATTTCCAGCAAAAACATACACCATGTTATTGACATTTAACATGGATTTAACATCATTTTCTGGTAGAACTATGAAGTCTGAAGGGGTAGCATCTATCTGATTCCAAGGATAGAGTACGTTGCTTTTACCACCAATAATGACTATATTTCCTACTTCAACTAAAGTTTGAGCTACTTCATAAGCCGGAAGGTTTACTCTTTGTTGAGTGAATTGAACAGTAGCACTAGCACCATTTACTCCAGCATCTCCAAATACTCCAAAAGTATTAAAATATTGATTTCCAGCGGCTCCTGTAGCTATGTTTATAGCCGCGCTACTTGTAGAAGAGTCATATACAGCAAAAGTATCGGCCTCATAAGAATATTCAATCCAATATACAGTGCCACCTAATAAGTTAGTTGGTGCCGTTCCGTAAACATCAGTGAAAAATATGGCAGGAATACGGGCTGTCGTTCCACTTGCGTTTTGCGTGTATGGAAGAGAACCGTTTATCAAAGCAGTAACGGTACCTGTAGTAGAACTAGCTGTATATTTACCGTAGGATTGAACATTAGCTAAAGATGTCAGTAATGAAGTAGTTGGAAATACCTCACCAATATAATTAAGGTCAGTGTAGTACATCTTTCCTTGATTTCCAGTATACGCGTAGTTAATGTGAGTAGGGAATGGATTTACAAACACCATATTACTTCCCGGCAAAAAAAGCGAACCTAAATCTACTGTTGGTTTAGCGTAAATCTGAGAACTATTTAAACAGAATAACCAGCCATTTAAGACGTTCATTCCTGTAAAAGCCAAAGTTGAATAGTTACTTGGGTCGGGCAACATCCAAGTGGTGCCGTTAGTGTCATAAACATCTGTATCGTATACCCAAACATACCCACTATTATCTAGTACGTAGTACCTATATTCATTACTTGTAGCGGTTCCAAATCGTTCAGTGGCTTTAGCTAAAGCTGCTCCAGGAGTGGCTACAGTGCTAAATGTGATTGACCCAGTGGTGCCGTGAGTTAAAGCGTTTTGACAATATGGGTCATATTTGGCAGATAATTTAATCTTGCCTCCCACAGCATAGGAAACATAGTAACGATTAGGCACTAAGCTAAGTACTTCAAAAGTACCACTTTCTTCAAAGGTGTGAATAGTTTTACCTCCTGCTTTAGTGATTTTACCACCTGTAGCTACCATTGAGTTAGTGGTGTATGAGATTATAACTACACCAGAACCTCCTACTGCTCCAGTAGTTGTCGAAGTTCCTCCTCCTGCACCCCCTCCCAAACCATCTGTACCATTAGTACCCCTTGTTGTTGTAGAACCATTACCTCCTCCACCTGTACCACCTGTTCCAGCAGTCCCACCATTACAACCACCACCTCCACCACCACCGTAAGTAACCGAAGTTCCTGTAATAGAAGAAGTTGTACCGGCTCCTCCGGCTCCTCCAACACCATCAGCGGCAGCGGAACCAACCGCACCTGCTCCACCACCACCACCTCCTGAATCAACACCTGTACCATTACCAGCTCCTCCGTTATTACCTCCTGTAGTTCCTGTACCCCCTGTACCTGCTCCAGTTCCACCACCTCCACCTCCTCCAGAACCTCCGTTAGCACCATTAAGATTAGTAGAGCCAGCACCACCTCCTCCTCCTCCTGAAGCTGTTACAATAGAACCTAAAACAGAATTACCACCAGTACCGCCAACACCTGAAGATACAGCACCAGCCAAACCGCCAGCACCCACAGTCACAGCATAAGAACCAGCTACTACAGTAGATGAACCAGTACGTACAGCTCCAGCACCTCCAGCTCCAGAGACGGTAGTTGAAATAGAACCACCAGAACCTCCTCCTCCAGCTACTGCTAGATAATCAATCGCTACTGAAGCTGGAGTAGTTGTAGTACTTATAGAAGTTACAGTTGAGGCTGAAACAGTAATCCATTGACCTGCTTTTAAAGTAGCTGGAGCATCAAATAAAGTAGCCCCATCAGGGGTTAAAGTTCCGCCAGATATAGCTGCTTGTTGTTGAGAAGTACGACCAAAAGAAGCCAGCACCTCTCCTTGTTCAGTAGAGATGTTAGCGTTTTGTATGTTGGCGGTTCCTTTATGCGGTGAGGGAGCTATTCCAGCTTCCATTCCATCGTATACAAGGTCTTGGCCTTCATCTGTATCTTCGGTTCGCCATGTCATAGATATATTATACAGTCATAAAATTAAAGAATCTTCCTGTATTTCCACTACTTGGCGCGGCTGGAGTCCAAGTACCATTACTTGTGAATGTGTGAACAGTTGAAGAACCATCGGTGGTAATAGTTCCACCAGTACAAGTTCCAAAGTCTGCTGTTAGGTAGCGGATTATTACGATTCCTGAACCACCGGCAGCACCACCTACTCCACCAGTGTCAGAACCACCACCACCACCTCCTCCTGTATTGGCTGTACCTGCTGTTGGGGCTGTAAATGAACCATTACCACCACCACCAGAACCACCAGAACCTACTGAACCTCCAGAAGTGGCCCAGTTACCACCACCTCCACCGCCACCTCTAGTAACAGACGAACCAGTTATAGAAGAAGCTGTACCAGCTCCACCGTTACCTGGCACACCACCATTTGAACCTGCTGCTCCCGCACCTCCACCTCCACCTCCAGGTTCATTCACATCAGGTGTTGTTCGTACTCCGTTACCACCGGCGTTTCCTTGCCCGGCAGGACTAGCCGAACCACCTGTCTTAGTTGTTTGTCTACCTTGCCCACCACCTCCAGAACCTCCAGATGGAGCTGCTGCACTTACGTTAGCACTTTGCCCACCACCGCCCCCAGTTGAGATTACTAGCGAACCAAGACTTGAGTTACTTCCATTTGTACCAGCAACAGTATTTGTAGAAGAGCCAGCTCCACCTCCACCCACAGTAATAGTTTGAGCAGTAGTAACACCCGTAGTAGTGCCAGCTTTATAGCCTCCAGCACCACCACCTCCACCTCCAGACCCAGCACCACCACCTCCGGCGATTACTAGATATTCAATATCACCGTATGCCATGTTAGATGTAGTCTATATACTCTGGTAAGAGAGTAGCTTTAAGGTCGGCGAGCATGTTGGCAATCTTCGTGTTTGTAATAGGTACAATGCCAGTATCAACAACTGTTGTCTTTATCTTTACCCAAGTACGATACTTAGTAAGCCAAGTATTGCGCGCTATTTCAGCCGGAGTTAGTTCGGGTGGGGTTACTACAGGGTCAGATACATCAATAACCGCACCATCAGCATAGGTAGTATTGATTACTGGTGTTGCATTATAAACGGCTAATCTTGATTTAACCCAAAACCTTAGACCAACATCATCAGATGGAACACACCACTCAGTAAAAGTATTAGTCCCGTTAGTAAAATCTACGTAAACTTTTGGAATACCCTCATTGATTTCTGTGTTTTTCTTTTTTGCTATGTACATATTGATATAATTACTATTAAGCATCTGCTATACATCTCCACAAACTAGAGGCAGAGTTATATTGAAAACCTATAGTTCTTGGTAATGTGGTAGAACCATTAGAGGTTACAGGAGCTGTTACAGTACTGTTTTGAGTGTTTACCCAAGTAATGGTTTGAGCTACGGCTGAAAAATCATACACCCTTACTACTCTTAATTCACCATCAATAGCTCCGGCGGTTGGTAAAGTAATTGTAAGTGTCGCGGCTGAGTTGTTAGTAATTGAGTTTGTAACATAAGCCAAGTTTACTGTGGCGGCGTTAGCTGAAGCTGTTTGAGCAATGTTTTGACCAGTAAACGAAGTAAGGGCAAAACTCCAGTTGGCGGCAGTAGTTGGTGTAGCTACAATTGCGGTGAAGATTGCTGACATTCCCGCACCAAGAATTTGTATTGTGTTAGCTCCAGATGACTGAACTGTTACGTTCCCTGTAGAATTGTTTACAATTCTGTAAGTCTGTCCCGCAAGAACACTGGTTGTTGGTAGGGTTACAGTTTGAGTAGTTGAACCAGTAAAGAATTGTGTTTGAGCACTGGCAATTGTAAGAGCTGTAGTTCCTGCAGCGGTTGCAGTAGTAGCGTAACCATTAAGAATGGTTCCTTCTACAGCAATTACTCCGGCGGCGGCTCTTGAAATAGTTGTATCAGCGTTACCTATATCAATAGAAGTAATAAGTGGTGTGGCTGTATAGGCTGGAGCTGTTCCTGTTCCGGCTGATGCTAAAACTTGACCCGTAGCTACAGCGGCTAGGCGAGTAAATGCAGTTGCACTTGAAGCGTAAACTAAATCTCCAATAGCTTGAGAAGTAAATGTCCAGTTAGAACCATCGTTGGCGGCAAGTGTCTTAGACGTTGTTGGGAACGTCATAGTAGTACCATCTGTACCAGAGAGGGTTAGTGTGTTAGTGAAGTTTAAAGTCTTTCCAGCAGTTCCAGTAAGGGTGTAAGTACCTGTTGTGAAGGTGTTACCGTTTATTGTTGTGGCTACAAGTGTGCCAAATGTTTGTGTAGCGGTAAATGTTTGAGCTAAACCAAGAGTAGCTAATGTATCAGTACCAGTAATTAAAGGAAGATTAAGTACCCTGTTAGCGGCTATTGCGGCCGCAGTTATAGTGTAACTAAAAGTGTTGGCCGGGTTTCGGACAGTCAAGCCAGAGCTTGATACCAACATAGCGTTTAATCCACTAAAGGTATTTGCTCCTGTAAAGGTTTGTCCAGCACCTAAGACAGCAATAGTGTCTGTCAGAGCCGGGAGCGTTAAGGTAGTAGTGCCTGCAACAGCAGTTGGAACCAAAGCGGTTGTACCACTAGTTGCTCCTGAAAAAGTAACTCCTTGTGTACCTGAAATAACGCCTGTTGTGTCTGCTATCAATACGGCGGAATTTTGAATTAACTTACCTGTAGTGGAGTCAAAACGAGCAACGGCATTGTCTGTAGCAGAAGCCGGACCAACTACATCCCCTGAACCACCTCCACTAGCGGAAAGAGTGGTTCCATCGTAAGAAAGGCCAGAACCAATTGTTACAGCAGAAATAGCGGTTCCGTTACCTTTAAGAATACCTGTTATTGACGTAGTAAGAGTAAGAGTAGGAGCCGCGGCGTTCCCATCTGAAGTACCAGCAAATCCATTAGCGGTGGCTATTGCTACAGTCTGTACTGTTCCTGAACCACCACCAGCAAGGTCAACCAGTAAACGGTGGGTGGTTGGATTAGCATATAGCGTAACAGGAGTCACACCGTCTACTGAAGAAACGGCAAGTAGGGTGGTTACGTAATTTGAATCTCTTGAAGCTGTACTCATAATTATGTTTCGTCTATTAGTAATTTTCCATTAGAGTCTACGTATAGGGCAACCGGGGTGACTCCATCTACACTTGATACCGCCAGCAAGGTAGGAACAAAGTTTTCATCTCGTAAGGCTCTGGCGGGACCTTGGTCTGTACCTGTACTAGCATTATCTACTGAAAGTCCATGAGTTGTTGGGTTTATTTCCACAGGAGCCACAGTAGTCCCATCTGTGTTTAACACAGCAAGGATGGCTGGTTTGTTATTGTCATCTCGTTTAGCGTTAGTCATAATTATTCCCAATAGGCGTCAAATACTACGTTATAAGTCCAAGTTTGAGATGCTGTGGCTGTTCCAACTAAAGTCTTGAAGAACAACTCCACAAACTCTCCAGGGCGAACACAAAGAGGAACAGTAAAGTTTCTAACAATATTAGGTGTGTAAGAACCACCGATAGCTGTACCAACAGGAGCACTCACGATACCAAGTTGCATACGTCTAGCGGCATGAGTTGTTCCTGTTGCAAATGAGGCTGTTTCTACAGTAGCTAGTGTTGCGGCAGTCGCTCCTACTCCTAGTGTAATGAGGTTTGTTGTTGGTGTTGTTGCTACTGCGGCACCTGTGTTAATGCAGTCAATATAAACTCCACAAATATAGAGATTTTTACCACTAACAATGTTAGATGGTACTGGGTTTTGATACGCCATCATTAAGAAATCAGTGGCGGCGGCAGCTACCATGTTAGTAGCACCCCAACCACCAAGTCCTGTTACTGGAGCAGTTGTGTTTGAACCAGCCGCAGGTGTGTTAGGTGTTTGAGGACTAGAGCCTGTTGTGATGGTTCCAATTGCTTGTGTAGACATTAAGGCTGTTGAAGCAGGAATATGACCATTTTGTAAGTATAGTCCATTTTGATTCATTCCAGCTAATTGATGTGCCCAAGGCTTATTTGTCGCCAAGTCCATTAGCGAAATAGTTACGTCTGACACTCTTATTGTGTTGGTGTTAGATACGTTACCAGTGTTGTACTTCATCATAAACGCTGGCTGTGAGGCTGCGATGAATGGCTGTCCGTTAGCAACAGGAATAGTTTGTTCTCCAAGAAGTACGTCATTTATCCAATACTCAACCTCTCTTTCACCAACAACAATAGTAAACTTATCGAGCTCTCCAACAGTGAGGTTTGACAAAGCATATCCAGTCCCAAACGTCTTTTCTGAGACAGCACCACCGTTGAATCTGAGAACTCCTGTCACACCTGTCGATGAAAGACGAATCCATACACCATCAAGAGGAACCGCAACGGCTGAGACAGGTATACCTAAACCAAAAACAAATTCTTCATTAGTTACTAAAGCCGCACCAAACTGACCAAGCGTAAACTCTACTGCAAGTGGGGCAGTACCTATCAAAGGAAATTGCTGAAATGTCCTCATAAAAGCACCATGAGCATTAGTGGTTCCTTGTACGGCACTAAAGGTAACAAATCCAGCGTTAGTACTTTGAATAGCTGTAAGTGTAGCGAACGTGTAAGCCCATAGAGAAGTATTTTGTATGTTGGCGTTAAATGTATCTGTAAACAAAACAGTGTCTATACCAACACGAAGTCGATAATCAGATGATGTTTCTGGACTATTAAGATAAGCTGTTCCTGTTATTGTTCCGGGGTCGTTTTCTGAAAAGAAGCGAGATGCACCAACGTATTGAGGAGCTGTAACCCCTGCTGGAGTGGTCACTTGTGGGAGTGTTGTTTGCAGGTTAAAAGCCGCATCTACATTTGCTTTTCCTGCTGAACTAGAACCTGAATCAATGACTGCCATATATTATTATGAATATGAATAAAAAAGTTTCCTAAATCCAACTACTGAACCACTAGCTTTAGCAAATAAGGTAAATGAACCTGTGGCGGGAATACAAGCATAAGTAATTGTGTCCCATAGTGAGTCACCTGAAGCAACTCTACCAGTTCCAATACTACCACTTTCGGTAACTATAATTTTACTAGTGGGAGTAATAGCGGCATCAGTGACAGTAAAAGTTTTTTCCACGACAGGGGTAGTCCCAAAATTTACTTCTGTTTCCGTGATTGCAAAACCCCCTGGACCACCTGTAGCTGATACAACTGGATTAGCTGGGTCAGTGTTGTCTACCGCTATCCCTGTACCAGCCACAACTGAACTTACCCCACCACCCCCAGGAGTAACAAAATCTATACCAGTTTCTAGTGCGTTTACCGCTAGGTGTTGATTGGCTTCACCAAGGTAGCTACTCGGTACATCCGATAGCTGGGTAAATTTACTAGCTCCTGGTTGGTGTATTCTCATAGGGATTTTAAGAAGTCATCTATTTTTTTTATTCTTTCGTCTGCTATATCTTTAGCTTTTTCTGCTAGTAGACTATCTTTTGATGTTCGTTCTATAAGGTCACTGAGTTTAGCTTGTTCAGCGTTAACCTCTAGCTCTTTTTCGTGTAAGGCGGTTTCTTTGGCTTGTACTTCTCTTTCTCGTTGACGACAATCTTTATCAACCTCATCATATTGGAAAAGAACTCTCTTTACTTTTGCATCTAATTCAGCCAATTCTTTTTCTTTTACTTCAATAAGAGAAGCTATGATAACTAAACGGCTATCCTTGTAGTCAATATCAGCTTCTAGGCTAATGATTTGTTGCTCAAGTTCTTTCTTTAGGTTTTTGAGGCGGAGTTCTTCTACCTGTAGCATTGTGATACGGTTTTTACCCTCCTCAATTGCTTGAGTAGTTTTTGCATCAAAGACTACAGTTGTGCCCGAGTTATCTACCTGCATATTATGGTGCTAGTTCTGTTACTGAGTAACGTGGCGATGTTCCAGCAATACTAATTACTCCAGTAAATACGGCTGTATCGGCTGAAGTTAAAATACCACCTGTTCCATCGTCTTGGACACTTGAACCTTTTAAAACCACACTGAAATCAGAGGTGGTAGCTCCTGTCCCATATTTAACAAATAGTGGGTTTGTTCCAAGATTTTGCAACATAAAACCCACACGTGCTCGGTTAGAAGCCAAAGCGGTTGTTGCTGAGGCAACGGGAGTTACAGTGGCGTTTTGTGTTCTTACTGTTGGATTCATATATTTTTTAATCGTTTAAATTCACGGTCAAGAGTCTGTTCTCGGTCTATTAAGTTTAGTTCCTTAACTCTTAGAGCTTCTGCCCGTTCGTCAAGGTGCTCTGCTCTAATAATAAGGTCACGCTCTTTAGATGCAACCGTTATATCCTTATGATGTAGTTCTTCAGTAACACGTTGATATAGTCTGTCTACTTGACCTCTTCTTAATTCCGCATCATCAAACATATCGTTGGCGGTTTGTATCTTGGCATCTGCCTCCATGTTTATCTTTAATAGACGTTCGTTGGCATATTCTAGCCGGGAAGCCATAGTTAGATTCTCTTCAAATCCCTTTTTAATCTCTTTTTCCTTGGCTTTAACGAGCTTAATACGCTCTTCTACTTGGTTTTCACGGGAAACAAGGTCTTGTTCCTTTAGTTTAACTTCATTTTTAGCCTTTTCTAGCTCAGAAAAGCCTGTTTCTAGCTCTCCTCTGAGCGTTTTAACCTCATTAAGTATAGCTTCGTGCTCTTTACTGGCTTTTTTTATCTCTTGGTTGATGCTTTTTAGGGTATTAGCACGAAAGGAGGCTAAAGAAGCCTCCTCTTGTACTGCTAACTCCCGTAAATTATCTACTCTTTTGGCCAATTTTCTTCCTTCTTCTATTTCTGCATGTCTTTGAAGGGCTTGTTTTTGGTTGATTTCTTGTTTTGAGAGTAGTTTTATTGGCATATTAGGATTGTCTTGCTTTTTCGGTCAAACTTTCTGAACCATCTATTGCTTCTGTGTTTAATTTACCTTTATTGTTTCTACTTAATGTCTCTTCTACTGGAACTTTGTGTACTTCCTGTACTAAAGCCTTAGACATTGGTAACGGTTCCAGACATCTTTGGATTAACGGTGCTAATTGGTCTACTGAGTATGTCCCGGCTGAGTGTAGACCGTTTAATCTTGGTGAACCGTCTGGATTTCGCTCTTGTTTCATCAAAGATTTATAGCTTTGTGATTTGTAGAACTCTCGTTCGGCTAAATCTTTAGCAAATTTCTTGCGGATGTATTGAATCTCTAAAGGAGAATGTTCTGGAATAACCATTGGTGAAGTAGTTTCGGCGGCAAAGATATATTTCTTACCTCCCCAACCACCAATAAACTCTTCATTAGACCAGTTAGTGAAGCGGAACACGCCATCAAAGTCTTCTGGTAACGTGGTGTCGTACTTCATTATTGATTTATCGTCAATCATATCTTTTTCAGATGTTAAACCCTATTTTCTAGGGCGAAGGGACTAAGCTGCCCATCCCCATTCTCTAGCCATGACACTAGAGAACAGAGTGGATAGCTTAAAGATTAACAAAGATGGTTCGGTATTCAGTATCAACACCAGCTTGTGATGCGTTACCTACAATACCTTGTGCCAAAACTGCAACCTCTACTGCTCCTGCAACAGCGTTTGATGGTCCAACCATAGCACCTACAGCGATAGCTCCATCAGCTAGACAAGAGGCAAGACCTTTTGTTGTGACAAAACCATAAGCACCGATAGCGATGTCGTATAGTGAAACTCCTGCCAACGCACCTGTAAGGGTTGTTGGAGCAAGAATAATACTATCTCCATGTGCTGGAATTAGACAAACTTCTGAAGCTGTTGTTAGGGCTGTAGTACCACCTTCTTCAAGAGTGATAACTAGTGAAGCACCTGAGTTTGCGGCAGGGTGTGAAGCGATACGTAGAGTTTGACCTTCACCGTTGTTGTCATTAACAACTACGAAGCCTCCTGCGTATTGGTTAGCTGTAGCGGCAGTAGCTCCAAGAGTTACTGTAACTTTTGGCGGTACATTTCCGTTAGCTGAATATGCTGTGTAAGCAGTTACAGCAATGTTTTGGTGGTTAGCAACAAGAGCTGCATCCTGGTAAAGTTTACCTGGAACAACTGCTACTGCTCCTGCCTTAACAAGCATGATTTCACGACCATCTGATAGGTCAAAACGTGTACCTACTAGTGTGGCTAGAGAGGAATCTGTTGATGTTTGGAAGATACCGTTAGCTACTACACCTAGTGGACTTACGGCAGCTTTTTGTGTAATTCTGGACATAATTTTAATTTAATTTACTAATTCCCTGCTTGTTACCCCGGCCCGAAGTCCGGGGGTCGCAAGACAGGCGGCATAGTTAGACTCGACCTGAACCGTGACAATAACGACAGAGGGTGTACTTGGTTTCAAGTCCACTTCCGTCACAAACTGTACAATCAGTGAGTACAACTTCTTTCTTCTTTACTTCTTTTTTAACCGCTTTCTTAACTATCTTTTTCACGGCCTTTTTAATTGTAGCCATAGAAATCATAATTAAGAGGCAGTTGTAATTGCTACCCAGTTAGTTGTTCCGTTGTTCACGTACAAACGTGTTGAAGTACTACTACCTGCTGTGTTGATGCAGAGAGAACCTTTAATTGCTGAGAAAGCTGGAACATCTGATGTTACGTAAATGGAAGGACCATTACTAAACATTGTGATAGGTGCTCCGGCTGCAACTGCTCCGGCTGAGGCTGGAACGGCTGTAGTACTTTCTACTGTTACACCACCTGTAGAAGCCATTGTACCTGTGACGGTTTGTGCTCCTGAAGCTAGTGTACCAGTGATAGATACGTTCTCCTGTGTGTTAAGTCCCGCTGATTGAATTGGCGGAAGGAAATCTTCGATATATTGAGCCATATTAGACTATATATTAGGCTAATAATAACTAGACACCTGTAACTCCTGTGAGTACACCTTGACGTAGTGGAGCTGTACAAATGAGCTGTCCACCCAATACCATGAAGCCGTTAATTGCTGCTTGGTTGTATGACTTAATCATACCAGTCCATGTAAAGGCATTTCCTGGAGCATACATACTGTCTCCGTAGACGTTACCTTCAATCTTGTTAGCCTTTGGTGAAACTGTTTGTCCATCGAAGTACTTTAGAGCGTACCAGTCTAGGTAGTTCATGTTGAGCATGTAGAAGTTACCAGTTGTAACTTTCTTGTCTCGACTGATAACCATACCATCCCATCGTTGTTCACTGTAACCTGAAGTTTGTGCAACTGTTCGGTTGTTAGCAGTAAAGTCCATGTTGTTTCTTTGGAATGGAGTCTGTAGTTGCTCGAAATAACCCCAAGTGGTGTAGTCAGTGATGATGAAATCAGGAATGACTGGACCGTCTGAGATTGAGTTCCAGAGAGTACGTACCTTTACTAGAGAGATAGTACCGCCTGAAGCTGTTACTGTAGCGTTAAGGCCAGAGTAAGTAGCTCGAGATAGACCACCGTAAGTAGCTAGAGTAGTACCGTTGTCTACGATACCTGCTAGACCCATAGGAGCCTTTCCACCAAAACCAGTACCATCACCTTGTAGGAAGTTACCAATATCGTCAGCAGCGTCTTGTGCACGTGACTCCATAGTAACCTTCATAAGGTCAAGAGTTTGCATTTGAGTTGCGTTGATAGACAGGTCTGTTCCAGCAAGTGCTACGTTAGTAGCGGTGAAAGTAGCGTAGAAAGTTGAGTTCACGGCTACTGGTTGCTGTGAAATTGGAAGTAGGTCAAAACCGTTGAAAGCAACAGTAGCAATACCTTTTTGGTATTTCTGTGGGAACAACATTTGAGAACCATTCCACTTCTTTGTCTTCTGCATTACTTTTCCGAAGAAATAGTTGTCACGCAATACAATATCTACCCAAGCTGGTGCTAGGAATTGATTGGTAACGGTTGTAATTGTTAAGCCTGGAGGCATATTAATTTAATTAAATGATACCGTGTTCTTTTAAGAATCGAACGTGGGCATCGTTATTAAGGCTGGCGTCATTGGCACCTGCACTCTGTGTCATTCCCCGTGCCACAATATTTTTAGCTGGATTTACAGGCTTATTGCGGTTTAGTTTATCTTGGTACATCTCCCAGACGGCGTGATGGTCAGCGTATTCTACGATGTTACCTTCACTGTCTTTAGGGGACATCTTCTCGATAAGTTTAAGGAACTCCGTTCGATGTGCACCTGAAGATAAGTCGGCGTTATATTCGTCTTCTATCTCTTCAAGCATTGAGTCAATTCTCTTCTCGGCTCTTGAAACAACTGATTGTTCTTCTTGGCGGATTCTTTGGTACTCGGCTAGGGCTTCACGTTTAGCTTCTTCTTTCACACCATTTAAGGCGGTCTTGAGAAGCTCAGTGGCTTCACGTAGTTCTGGAGTTTGTGTTCCATAGATACGTTCCGCTACTGTCAAATACTCGGCCTCTTCAGAGTTACGGGTATTCTTAGATTCAGTGATAGCTTCTAACTTTGCTGCCAGAGCGATACTTGCTTCCCGTTCTGATTGGAGTTTTTCCATCAATCGCTTTTCACGGCGGTTACGTGGTTCTGGTACTCCTTCCGGAGCTTCTTCACCTTTATTCTCTTCGGCTGGCTTTTCAGTCGGCTTTTCAAGAAACGCAAATGGGTCGTTGTTATCTTCTGGCTTATTAAATTCGTCAAGGAACTGCTGTGTTTCGTTTGGATTCATACCTTTTTCAGGTTAACCTCCTTGCGGAAGTGCCCTTTTCAGGGACTTTAATAAATGATTCTTCAGGATTGTTCACCCGACATCCTTAGAAACGGGAAGCGATTAGTCGTTCTTTCTAAACTTAAAGTCCATGTTAGCTTTTTGTCTGTTTGACTTTGCTAGTAAGTCTTTTCTGGCATCAGGAGTTCTGGCAATATCAAACTTGTCCCTAGTAACCTTACTAACTTTATTAGCAAGAGCTTTACCTAGTGCGTTCTTTACATCTCCTTTGTCCTCGCGTGATAGTGCCATACTAGTTTCCTGTGCCACTTCCTGTGGCGGGCTTATAACCTTTATCTCCATACTGCTTCATCTGTGGCTTTTTTGATGAAGTGGTGCGAATTTGTACTTCTACTGGTTTTGCTTTTTCTTTAGGTGGAACCATCTTTAAAAGAGGATTCGTAGTGTATTTTGACGGTGAAATCTTATTCCGTAACGCCATGTTCAGAGTATGTTTCCTCTTCATCTCTGGTGTCATTGGGTCTTTATCTATTAAGTGCATATTATTTCTTTTTATTTGATTCAAAGTTAAAACAATGCTTCCCATCTCCTGTATATACCTCTTGTTTTATTTCCATACTTGTATTGTATTAGGATTTTCAATAAAGAAAGGGTTTATGTTCACATTGGCGGTAACTGCACTTGGTCCAGTCCAGCATCGGCTGGATTCTGAGCTAGATTTTGTTCTGGTTCCGTAGTGTCTTCTGGAGCCATTCCGCCCCCTGGTTGACCATCCATAGCACTAGCTTGTTGCATCATTTGCATTTGCTGGGCTTGCTGTAGTTGTTGGGCGAAGTCAGGGAAGTTGAGCATCATGTAGCTCATAGGGTCTAACTTGTATAAAAGACCATCAGCGGCAGCATCCTCTGGAGAAGGGAAAGCCAACATCTTTAGAAGAGTCTTAGGGCCAATAACTCCCTTATCAAATAGAGTTTGAGCTAGGTTGACTTCAGTAATTTGGTCACGGGGTCGGAGTGAATCTGGAGAGACAGAGACAAGAAGTGGAACAGTGAGCATTGAGGCTTGGAGCTGTACGTATTCTAATGACTTGGCAGTTCCCATGACAGCCGCAAAGTGTGGTTCATCGTAGAACACGTAATACATTTGAGTTAGCCAGTTGAATACGTTGTCGGCCACTTGTTCAATCGCTTGACCAATTCCACCACCAATACGAGTTGAGTCGTTTTGATTGTTGAGAATCATTCCTCTGGCGGTCATGTCTTCGTTAGAAGGCTGAGTAGTCATGCCTAAGATACCCCATGATTGGCGGAGGTCTGTTTTCGCTATCTCAAGTTCATTAAAGACAGTACGTGGTAAGTCCTGAGCGTTAAGAGGCATGATAGCTTCACCCATTGGCTTGCCCGAAGGAACCAAGATTGGATTACCTTTAGCTCTAGCGGCGGCGGCTTGTTTAGCAGTTTCCTCGTTAAAGTTATCAGCCGAGAAAGCGTAAGCGTTGTTAGCGGCGTTAGTGTTGTAGTCAATCTGTTCGGTTCGTCTACGGATTCGGTTTTGGTTAGGAATGTTCTGTTCAACTAGAGAAGTAATGTCGTGTGGTTGTTCCTGTAGGGAAAAGACAGAAAGAAAGGTATATGGTTTCTTAGGAACAGCAAAGTGGTTCTTGCCGTCTTGTTCTAATTCTGAGTTGTTACCATTGACAGCCACTTCCCCCGTCATTGGGTCTACTACTGGCTCTGGGTAATTGAAATAAGGGTTTTTGTATTTAGCCAGGACTTTCTTTTCGTAGGTATTAAAAGTATAGGTATCATCAGCACTCCACCATTCAGTGTATTTGACTTCAGTCCCTAGTTTTCCTTCAACTGTTTCAGAAATGTAAGTTTTATGTTCTGGGAAAAGTTCAATTAATTTCTCGGCGGTGACTGTTATTCTTTCACCAAGATAACCAATGAAATCTCCATAGGCATCGACGTAGCCTTGTGGGTCAAAGACAAAGTTTTGTATTTTGCGGTTATCAATTGTTACATCGTTGACTTTGTTATTCCAGCCATGTTTAAGAACACCAAGTTGATAGATGGACCATTGACGAACCATAAGAGCTAACTTTCTTCGCAGAACTAGTTGGTCAGCGTGGTACTGGAGCATTACTCGAACAGAACGAGAAATAGCATCACCTTCTGGTGAATCGTCAGAGTAAACAACAGGTTCAGGGTTCTTTGATAGGGCGGAAGCAAGGAAAGTTTCCTCAGCTTCAAACTGAAGGTTGGCGGAAATTGGTAGGTCATTGTCAGTCAACCATTGACCGTTGGGTCTCTTCCCAATATAAGATTCTTTGTTGCGTTCCCCAATAGCTTTGATTCTTGTTTCGTAGGGAGCATAACGAAGTTCCCATTCTTCACGAAGTTTAAGGAGTTCTTCATCTGACATTGAGAGAGTCAGTGCTCCGTATTTTTCACCAACAGGTCCTTCCTCTAGTCCATTACGATTAAAGTCTGTTTTATTTGTTCCATTAGATACAAGGTCCGAGACACCTTGCATGTTTAGTGAAAACGGGTCAGTAGGATTAGCCATTCATACATACTACTAGAGTAGTTTAGTAATGTAATAAGTTATTTTCACAACTCAATTTGGTACTCTGAATTGGAAAAGGCAGTCGGAGGGATGTAATTGTTCTGGTCAGTGGTCATTCCAGTTGGGACATTAAAGAGTTTGTCTCCAGTGATTATTGCGGCTTCACCTCCACCAAATTTCTGTAGTCCAACATAGGCATACATCAAGGTGTGAACAAAGTGGTCGGGACCATTACGTTTCCAGACGTACTCATTAGTATAGAGAGACCTGTCATCCTTATCTTTCATTTCCTTGGTTTTAATCTGTTCTCGATAGATATAACCAAAGTGTGAAGCCCATTCCTCCCATTCTTCAGGAGTGCCGTTTAGTCTGATTCTTCCCGTGTCACGCATCTGTTCAACAATCAAAGTCATGAGGCGGTTTCGGTCTATAATCACCTTGCCGTATTCTTCGTGTTGACCCCAAGTGGCAAGGTCAACTGTCTTTCTATCCTTACGATACCAGCAAAGGAATACTCTACCGGGGTATTTAGCCTGGAGTTTTCTTACTCCAATCAAGTCTCCACCCTGGTCAAACATAGCAATACTTCTTGGGAATTTTTTAAGGTGTTCTTCGATTCTATCGTAAGGGTCTTTGTAATTTTGTAGAGTGGCGTGTTCATAGTAGAAGACTCCCTCGTTATTCATTAGGGAGTAGTGGATGCCGTGGCCGGTGTCAGCACCGATAATAACTCTGGAGGTTTGAGGGTTTACTACGTCTTCACAGTTTCTAAGGACTACTTCTGGTTCAATACGGTCATCGGAGCCGATGTATGGCAGTCCGAGAACGTAGTTATAGAAATACTGTTTGTCTTTCTGGGGGTCGTTAAAAGCATTAAGAATATCCTCGGCGGATTTGTTATAAAGCATCAACTGGGAAACATGCCAGCCCGACACGGTTCCTTTAAGGGGTTGGGCATCCCAAGCAACACCCCATTTGTTTTTCCATCTACCGTTAATCCTAACGTGATTCTCAATCTCACCTTTACAAGCCTTGCACTGATAACATTTCCGTTCCGGGTCAATCGAATCCGGCCAAGTAAGTACTTGTTCTTCATCACAATGAGGACAGGTGATGTACCATTCCTTTTGGTCAGATTGTTGCCAGTAGATGTCTACACCGTGATTGGAGAGAGAGGGGTGAGAGAACACCCAAGTCCAACCACCATCCTCCTGAGCTTGTAGACGAGTTTGATATTGATTTATTGTGTCAGGGTCTGACGCGTCGATTTCATCGTGTACCAGGAGTCCGGCGGGAACCATCATAGCTGCACGGCTTGTCCAGGTACCACGAAAGAACACCATAGAGTCTCCTACCGCCTTCTGCTCAATCGTGTCTTTATCTTTTACCCAATCTAATAAGATAGGATTCTGGGCGATGATTCTATTAAAAGAACCACCAACCATATCCTTTATATCTCCGTCAGTAGGGAGAGTGTAGATGGTTTGTCTTCGATGCTTCTTCGCCACATAGAACGTCTTGAGTACGTTCATAACGGTCATACCCACCTGAGGTGGTTTTAAAATTGCTTGTCTAGGCGATAAATCGTCATACATGTCCTTTAGGAACTTTCTCCGAGTAAAGTCTAAAGGTACTCCCACCTCGTTCTTCATATTATATTTTAAGACCCAAAGTGACGGAAATAACTCAGCCGCCGCCAGAATCTCATCGTCTGTGAAGTCTTGAATCATGATATTACTGGGCCATAATCATCATAAGAGGGCTGGTCTTCAACTACTGGTTGTTTTCCATAATCAGGAAGCACAGATTCTTTTTTATAGTTCTCCTTGTCTACTATTGGTTTAAGATTTTCAATCATAGCCAATCTTTCTTCTTTAGTCCGGCCAGCATGAGGGCCAGTCTTTGGAGGTTCCTCTCCAGTCATTTGATGACGTAGGTAATCGGTAGGAATTCGTGCCACCCAAGGTTCTTCATTTAATGGATGCTCAGGATGCTCCAAAGGTAACTGTGCTCGTTCAGTGTAACTTCTCTCTGTAGTAGGCGAAGCCGCCGAATTTTTTTTAATTTCCGGGGTTTTTTCTATAAGGGTAGTGACAGTAGGGGAAATTCCGCCACGGGGTTCATTCCAATAAGGGCTTCTACATTTAGCACAAGTCTTAGGCATTTTTAGAGCACTCCACTGATAATCACATCGTTCACAGGTACATTGGTACGCAGATATTTCTATAAACATACGTAAATTATAGCTACATCATCAATGATATGCAACGATGATATACACAGATGATATACACAGATGATATACATTTACGTAAGTTTTACATCAATGATATACGGCGGTGATATACATTGGTGTAAGGAGTTAAAAATCAATAATTTTTTTTATGGGGTTTAGGGTAGTGACCTTTGGGAAAAAGATACTACGGCTTTAAATAAGATTATTTTAGGGGGGAGATAAGAACTAAGATTTATAGATAAGCAGGTACCTATAGGGTAGTTACTAGTCCCCCTAGGGTCCCCTACGGGTTTTATAAATAAATAAAAATAACTGAGTATAATCACTATTATACGCTGTTATATAATCCATGGCTCTAACTAAGGCTAGATTGTATAGTGCTTAGTACTCGCACTGTATACGGCTTATAGCGTGTGCTAGATAGGCTAGTAGTAGGGTACATCATCTAGCTAGTAAAAAACCCCGCTATGGGGCAATTTACGCGTTCCTAAGCCTATTGGCTAACTCAATCAGTCTGTCATCTGCAGTCTGTACATCTATGTTTAGATTCACGTGTTTCTCTATAGCATACGTTCCGTGTACTTTAAACACCATGTCAGCCGCTTTCAGCCTATCCTTATCTGCGCTAATCTCGTTAGTTAGTATATGTTTGACTACGTTTTTAGCTGTTATCTCATTAAATCCTAGTTCATCTAGTGCCATCTGTACCCCAGAAGTATCCAGAATTTTATGCGGGACATCTTTTACTGTGGCGGAATATCCAGCCTCTATAACTATATCCCCTGTGTTCTTTATATCTGTGCGTTCACCTGTGGCAATATCGTATATTATTTTGGCGGCTCGCCTTTGTTTTGGCGTTATTCTAGGCTTTAAAGTCCTGCGGGGTTTGTTTAGTGTGGCCTCGTTAGTACTCATATACCACTATAATACATGAAAAAAGCCCCGTTTAAAGGGCTTTAATTCACAATAAGGGTATTAGTAGCCGTATTTAGCTTTCAATTCCTCATAGTTTACGTGGTCACTGCTATATACTTTGTTTTGTAGTTCCTTGTTTATTTCGCCTATGGCGTCAAGTCTATAGCGTTCTAAGTCTATATCGCGGTTTTGTTCGTATAACTCTATAGTTCGCTTTAATATCTCAGTGTCTAGGTTATACGTGACTTGTGGCGGTTTTGTGTACGTTATCTCTTCAGCGTATAGTGTCGGCCATTCAATTAGTGGGTATAAGTGTGCCACTGTTAGTGCTAGAGCTATTATAAGCATTTTATGGTTATAAGTCCAGCTATTTTTTATATATTGTAGTTTGTTTTGCATGTTATTTACTCATTAGGCTATCAATATCTATATACCGTTCGTATTTTCTGTTTAATTCATTAGGTAACTTATGGCGGTTACGTTTTTGTAGCCAGTAACCCCCTAGTTTGCCATTATCCCGGCTAGATTGTGCCTTTTTAGGGGTTTTGATACTGCCTAGTATGCTTGCTATTAGTTTAAAGTCTTGCATGTTATGAGCGGTTATCTGTTAAGTAATAAGCTGTTACGTCTTTAGTACTAAAACCGTGGCTATATTCTAAGTCTAAGCCTATTGCCTTTGTTATTTCCTTAACAGCATTTTGCCCGCACGCACCATCGACATAGACACTATCGCCGTCTTGATATGTATTATGTCGCTTATTTTCTGTTTTACTATAAAAGCCTAGGCCATAAAAACCATCTTTAGTGTCTAAACTGCCATAATTAGCGGGCAATTCCTTTAGGCGGTCGGGGTATTCTTGCGTTAAGTATTCACCTAATACAGTGCCGGTCATGTCATAACCACCGCCACACGTTCGATTATGCTTTTTGCCGTCTACGTATAGTGTCACTAAGTTATAACCATAAGTATCACGGCCTCTGGATATTGTGTACTTTATTCTTAATGCTTTTATGTTTTGCATTGTTTAATAGTTATCTTTTTTAAAACGTGCTATAGCTTGTTTTTTGGTAAAGTCTAGGTATAAACAAGATATATAACGGCCATCTATCATGTCGGTTATACGGTACCCGGCTAGTGGATAGGTTTTTTCTATAGTCATAGTTAGTTTTCAATATCTACTAATTCAATAGGGGATAGTTCGCCGTGAATAGTTACCCACGTAGTAAACGGCACGTTTTCTTTTTGTATGTTTTCGCTACGGTTTTCAATATAATGTTTGGTTCGATAGTAGTAGCCTACAATATGACTATTGCCATCTTTGTCATCGCGGTATACGTTTCCTTGCGGCTTGCCATTGTATGACATAGTGCAATAGTCATCTGCTAGTAATACCCGGGCAATGGCATCGTGTATAGTTTCCCTGTCTAGTATTTCTATAGTCTTATTTTTGATGTAACTATCATTGTAGTACTTGCCCGTTTCATCATTATGACTAACACTTATTATAATTTTTTTATTTTGCATGTTGTTATATAAGTTTTATAACTGCCATAAATCTACCACCAGCATAGTAATACATAGTCCACACGCCGTTTATATTTTTAATCTTTCCTATTGCTATATATTGCATAATTATTTTGTAGCAGTTTTTTATGTCCTTACTGCTATCTATTACTATACTATACCTAACAGTTAGCTATGTCAAGTTATCCCCACTTATACCTATCAGCTAGGTAATAGGCAACATAAAACCCCGCTTGTAAAATAGCGGGGTACTTTGTCATATATAGTATTGCTTAGTAGCTAGACATTATATAATTGTATTGTGTAATACTAACTATTTACATATTGCAATATTATTGTGTAATAAATAATATTGTGCGACATCAGAAATACCCCATAGAAGGTTATTTTATTTGGTTCCCCCTAGGTATACCCCTATCCCCGCGCGCGTACGCGTAAGGACCTTTTTTCCAAAACTTTTCAACTGTTTCCTGACTTTTTTCAAAAACTTTTTTTGGAAAGGTCTTTTTTTAAAGTGCTTTCCCGGATTTGCCCAATTTTAGGGGTGGGTGAGTAGTTTCATCAAGGATGTATAGGGGTCTATCTCGCGGACTTGGAGTAGTTCCTTATCTCGTAGCAGGTACCCCTTCCAGTTCCCGTCTTCCTGGCGTTTGAGTAGTATCTCTCCTTCTTTTACGAGAGGACTTTCTTTAGTTTGTTGGTGCAGGTCTGACATAATAGTGTTTTAGATGTGGCGGTTAAGTTACTCTTTGGTACTTCAATAGTTCTATTCATTACGAATAGACTTCTCTTCTTGCAGTTCTCGCACTTGCTAAAGAGGCGTATCATGTTTTGGTAAGGTTACAACTGTTGGTGCTGATAATACTGTGGCGGCTACACTGATAGCGTTACGGATAGCGTTAATCTCCACGTTGGTTGGGTTTACTATTCCAGCTTCTACTAGGTCTACTAACTCACGGGTACGTGTGTCATAGCCTTTACCTTTGGCTGGCTCGGTCTTAATTGTTATCCCGGCGTTACTCATAATCTGAAGCATTGGTTTGAGTAGGGCTACTTCAAGTATTCTTCCTCCAATCGTATCTGGTAGGTGAACACAAGCCATAGCGTTACCAGCTCCCGGAACGATACCACCGTGTAGGGCTTGGTAGGCGGCTGAGATAGCATCTTCTACCTTTAGTCTACGATAAGAAAGGGCTGATTCGCTTGGTGCTCCCACAAAGTATCTGGCGGTTTTGGTGTTGAGTCGTGAAGCTCGGTGTGCTGTTTCATCGGTTGCTTCATCCTCTAGCTTCTTTACGTGTTCACTTAGGTCTTTAATCCCATCAATGTAGGTGTCTGACTTAGTGATGATGATGTCTCCGACTGTACCTAGGTGTTCCATCTTGACTTCACGCATTGGTAGTCCAGCACTAGGGTCTACGAGCTTGGCTCCACTGGCTAGAGCTATGTCTTCAAACCATTGGTCTTTCCAGATAGTTGGCATCTTTACGATAATGAAACGGAAGCCACGCATCATACGAGTCTTAATGAGGTCTGGGACTACTAGTGGTTCTACTTCATCCGCAAACACTACTAGGTCTGTGACTGTCTTAGCGAATAGTTCAGCTCCTATCTTCTCAAAGTCTACGGCTGAGGTAATCTTCTGTTTAGTTACTAGGATGTATGGATTCTTGAGGCGGATTTGGTTGGTGTTCTGTCCAGCATCATTAGCATCACACATGTATGGTGAAAGGAACCCGGCATCGTGGATGTTGATTCCCGTACCAATAGAGTATGAGTCTTCGGTGGTCTTTGATACATCCCAATAGACTATTCCATCCTTGCCTATCTGTTGATAGATGTCTTGTATTCTGTTACCTATCTCTTCATCTTCGGCGGATATGGTAGCCACTTGAGCTACTGTTTCTACCGTTATCTCCTTGGACTGAGCTTTGATTTGCTCTTCTACAATCGGTAGAGCTTCTTCTAGTGAACGCTTAATGTCTATAGCGTTGTCTGTACACTTCAGTCCTTCTTCAATGATGGCGGCGGTGAGTACGGTAGTAGTCGATGAACCATCGCCTGATTGCTTGTTAGCTCTTGATACTGCTTCAACCAGAATGTTTTTACCCATCTCTTCTAGTGGGTCAGCAAAGTGGATTGACTGGAGGATAGTAGCTCCATCGTTGGTTACGTAATGTTGTGGGTTTTCAATACATTGGATTAAACAGTTTGCACCTCTTGTCCCCATTGTTGCTCCAACAGCACTTGCCGCTTTCATTATTCCCTGTATTAGACCACTTCTTGCTTCTTTACCAACATGTAAATTATCATCAAACATATTTATTTAATTAACCTAATAACCTTTCCGTACGTATCCGTCTTTTTGTGGCAACAGTGGCATAATACACGGGCATTTTCTATATCTAATCTTAACTCAGGGAACTGGGAGTACGGTTTAATGTGGTCTACTTCCAGTCTTTCCTCAGATTCGCACAAGACACATTTTTTATCCCTTTCTAAAACCCGTTTACGAAATTGTCTGTACGTGTATTCCGATAATCTGGATTTATTCTTATCCCAGACACCACCTTTCCAACATCCGTTTTTAGAACCTTTATTTGCTTCGGATATTTTACGCTTTGTTTCTTCCGAAACCGGATGACCTTGTTTGGCTTCAGAGGCTTTCTTTTTCCATTCATCAGTGTGTTTGTATTTACCAACAACTCCTTTACGCCAGTTAGGTTTACCTTTTTTAGCGTCAGAAAATTTCTTTAAAGATTCTTCACTGTAAACACCAGTCTTACCCTTATGCCAAGGTTCGTTATTTTTTACAAATCTACCTTTTGAATCTCTCATAAACTATTTTTGTGGATACTCAATCTTGAACCTGGGGTCAGAAGGCTGTAACGCTTGCCTCACATGGTATTCCATGTACTTGTGGTTGGGGGTGTTTTCCGGGAAATGCATCTTGAGTCCACACCTAGTACATCGCTCTAGTAATCCACCACGGTCATAAGGCAGGATTTTAAAGTCGTGCAGCATATTCCGCCGACACTCTGAGTTAAGGTAACGGCTCATAAGCTACTACGTCTTCAAACTTAACAAACCAGACAAACTTATCTGTCATACCTGTAACTGGGAACTTCTTAGCTAACCATGAGTCAAAGTAAACGTGGCAACCAATCAAGAGCTTACCTGATTCTGCGGCATCTAAAACCACACCAACCTCTTCGTAGGTGGTCTTCTGCATAGCCATGAAGCTATCCGTTTCTAGGGGTTGTATCATTAGATGATTGTTCAGTGGTTTCATATTCATCAAAGGGGTTAGTGCCTTTTAAATCTACTATCGTAGCCGGGCGGTATTCGTGACTGTGAGGGAACAGAGAATCTCCATCAGTGTGAAAGACTGTGGGTTCTTTCTGTCTTATTTCATCCACTGTGTATTTGCTAAGTTCTAGCAGGTTTTTAATCCGCTTAAACATATTATTTCTCTTTAGCGATAAGTGGCTCCGGCTTCTTTGAGATGTCTATTGGTGTACTCTGGACTACTATCTTAAATCCTCCCTGACCATCTGGGATGAACACTGGATAGGTAGCAAAGTCTATTTGGTGTTTCTCTACTAATTCACCATACTCTTTCATAAAGACGGCACCTTTCTCTCTTCGTTCTTCTTCTGTCATATTTATTTAAATTATTTTTAATGAACCCCCGTTAAGCGTTGAACTTAACTGGCCCCGTAACCTTTCGCAATTTGGGTGGGATTGCCACCAGAGATTCGTGTTGTTATTTTGAAGTGCTATAAAACTATTTGGAACGAAGGAGGAGCTAAGACCATCTGGGGGTATTTGAAAGAACTATCTTATATATTATACAGCATAAGGTAATCCACACCAGAGAGTTATTGGGGATAAGTCTGTGATACAATTAGGGTTCCACAAACGGCGGTGAGTCCATCTTACAGCAAGGCATAGTTAGTCGGCGGATTAGTCCCTGCATCTAACTTGAGAACTCAGTATGACGTAAGAAATGGCTTATAAAACGTGTATTACTTTTAATACTTTTACTTCTCCCTTCCGTAGCAATAGCTCAACCGGGAGAATATATAGAACCTGAGGTCTTCATGGACTTTTCTAAAGTTTCCGGGGAGATTGTTTTATTGCAACCAGAGCTATGTAATTGCTATCGGTACGTTAAGGGTGTCTATCCTTCTCTTCCATCGACAGCTACTATTTTAAATAACATACAACCAGAAGGTAAAGTGGCGGTTTTCTATTATTCTAATATTGGACTTCATCACTATGCAGTAGTGCGAAGTGAGACAGATACTCATTACCTTATCGAAGAAACTAACTATAAAAGCTGTGCTCATAGTGTGCGAATGGTGAGTAAGGATGACCCGGCTCTGCTAGGATTTTTCCCCATATAAACTTGAATATTTACTTGACGTATAGTATTATATACAAGTTACCAATTAAATAATCATTATGGAACAGACGAAAGGATATAAGTTCCTGGAGAGTCGGCACATACACACTTACGATGGGAAGAACCTTCACGGTGTAACCAGCGTATTGAAGATGTGGGGAGACCCCGGCTCACTTGTGAACTGGGCGGCGAACCAAGCAGTAGACGCGATTGAGCGAGGAGAGAGTCCAGAGGATGCACGTAAGGCTCACTTGAAGATACGTGACAAAGCCGGAGACAAGGGGAAAGAGGTTCACAGTTTACTAGAGAAGGCGATGAATAATTGGATTGCTGAAGGTAAGATGAAGTTTACCCTTGACCCAATAGTAAATTCAGTCTTAACTTGGATGAACAGTGAAGGATATACACCGTTGCGTTCTGAGTTTCCTGTCTACCATTTAGACCTATGGTATGCCGGAATTATGGATGCGGCGGTTGAGAAGGAAGGGAAGAAATATATCCTTGACTTTAAGACATCCGGTTCAATGCAGACTAAATTTTTTTGGCAATGCGGAGCATATTCCCTAGCCATAAAGGACATGAAAGCAGAGGCAGAAATAGGTGGTGCAATTATTGTCCATATTCCTAAAGGAGTGTCCTTTAACCCCGAGAGGAATGTCTATTGTCGGTATGATACTGAACAACTAGAAGATGCCTTTAAAAATATCCTGGCCGTTTATAAATTAGACCAAGAGGTTAATAAACTAATTAAATACTAGTATGATTGAAAAAGTAAAGTTGAGTCGAGTGTCTCACATGCAAAAGGACAAGGAGGGTAACCCATTAAAGACTAAAGATGGTAAGCCTTATGAGCGTTGTCTTTTAGACCTAGTAGATGGTCGTAAAGTTTCTGGCTTTGGTAATCCGACATCAAGGACATGGAACGCCGGAGATGAGGTAGAGATTGTGATTGAGCAAAAGGGTGAGTATTGGAACTTTAAGACACCGAAGAAAGAAGCTGGTGGTGGAGTTAACCAGGAGCAAATGGATAGGATTGAAAAGATGTTGACTGCTATCTATGCTCACTTAGTTAAACCAAGTGCTGACCCAATTGAGCCGGGAGAAATACCGTTCTAGCATTAAAGCCCTTCGGGGCTTTTTTGTTTATCCCCAGATTTATTTAGTGCACCGTTTGAGTTGTGATATTATTACAGTACCTCTAATCGGGGTGGCCAGCGACAATTAAAATAATGCGACTAAAATTGTTCTGAAACCCCTTTGAGGCAGTCGTATTACTTTTAGTAGTACGCTGGCCTGAGAGGGGTTTTATTTATGTCTTCACCTCAAAAAGAAAACGGATTTACACCAATAGCTAATGAGCTGTTTGAGGCGTTTTACCGTTGTAAACTTCTTGAGTACGAAAGATGTTTGGTTATGTGCATCTGGCGTAAGACGTATGGTTGGAACAAGAAAGAGGACTGGGTGAGTAATTCCCAAATAATGGATGAGACAGGGATTTCTTTACCTAACATATCGAGAACAATTAAGTCGCTTATAAGTAAAAAAGTTTTATCAAGAGAAGGTAAAAAAGTATGTGTCAATAAAAATTATGAGGAGTGGGTAGTAGAGTGGAGGAGGTTGTCTCACCAGACAACTAAGGTTGTCTCACCAGACAATAAAAGGTTGTCTCATGAGAGACCCACAAAAGAAAAGAAAGAAACTATTACAAAAGATAAGCCTAAAGGCATGTATACATATCAGCCAGTTGACGAGTCAGGTTCTCCTTATAGCAAAAAAGCTAAGAGCACTAAAAGTAATTCCGCCCCGAAAGAAGTGATAGCCCTGGCGTTCTTTTTTGAAACAGAGTCAGAGAAGGTAACGGGAGTTAAACCAGACCTGACTAAAGCGTTCTTTAAGATTAAGTTTGCGATGAAGACTCACGGACTAACTCCGGCGGATGTAAAGGAGCTGTTCAAACATTTCCTGACAGACAAAAAGATTCCGATGGAAACCAAAGTATCACTAGGCTTCCCGCTCTCTGGTAACTACATCGCCCAGTGGAAGGTAAAGAAGAATAATAGGCCAATCTCGCAGGTCGAAGCATCGTTAGATATAAAACTATGAAAACAAAACTACTGGAAGAAGAAATTATTGGTTTGATGATTACGGATAAGAACTCTATCCCTAAAGTATTCCGTACCCTGTCTGTTGGGGACTTCAAGAACTACCCACAACACGCTGAAGCAATAATGTTGGCGTGGCAAGAAGAAAGACCGATTGAGAGAGAGCTGGTTAGTAAGGGGTTAAAGGTTTCAACTTTTATCCAAGACTTTCTTACCCCAAACATAGACTCAGCCTGTAGGAACCTTAAAAAATTAAATACTTCAGAGAACCTACGCACCCTGTTCTCTAATGCAAAAGACAACGTACCCGATTCCGAAATAGAAGACTTTGCCGCCGATATTCAGCAGAAGATAGTCCAAACAATATCCGGCACCAAGATAGAAAATGCCGAGATTGAATCTATTGCTAAAGAGTTTCAAGAGTACCAAGACGTTTTTAAGGAGAAGTACAAGAACGGCGGTAAGCTACTTGGACTAGAAACAGGCTTCCCTAAACTGGATGAAGTGATTGATGGATTAAGACCGGGACACCTTTGGGTAATTGGAGGTTACACGAACCTAGGAAAGACCTACGCTTCACTAAACATTCTAGTCCACCTAATCCATCAAGGCTACCGTGGTGTGTTCTATTCGCTAGAAATGTCCCGTGTAGACATCCTTGGTCGTATCTTGGGGATTATGACTGAACAGAATGGTAGTTCAATCGCTAAAGGATTTGGAGACCAGGAGAAAGTGGCTAAGAATTTAGCTTTAGTGGAGAAAACTAAGTTGAGTATCTACAGCACCAAGTCAGAGATGAACCAAATTCTCTTGTCGATGTATGAGGAGAGCTTAAAAGATAAGCCAGCGGTTTTTATTATTGATTTTCTTCAGCTTATTACCCTAAAGAACTCTCGAAGTGAATACGAAACTATTACCCAGGTTATCCTGGAACTACAAAACACCGCCAAAAGACTTAATACCCCTATCATCGTTTTATCCCAGGTCTCTAACGAGAGTGCCAAGAACGGAGACCAGACAGTGATGGGGTTCAAAGGTTCAGGTGCAATAGCGGCGGCGGCTGACTTAGCCATTGAGTTAGTCTCAGGGGAAGAGAGCGTAAACGAACTCCGCCGAAAGATGAAAGAGGATGAGCCAGTGAACATCAAGTGGCACGTAAAGAAAAACCGCCACGGTAGAGTAGGAACACTGGACATGACGTTTATTGGTAGACACGGAATATTTAAAGAATATGACTTCTGATTACTTCGATATGTTGAAGGATGTGAGGGAGGCGTATATCCAAAACTGGAACGGAAGGAGAAGGCAAGACCCTTATAAGTTTGGTGACTGGTTTAGATACCTAACCCCAATAGAACGTAACGTCTGGAACGACATCAGATACTTAGGACTACCGTTTTATCCGCAATTTCCAGTTGGAAAATACTACATAGACTTCGCTGACCCGTTTGAAAAAATAGCGTTAGAAATAGATGGTAAGATTCACCAAGAACCAGAGGTCGCTTTGCGTGATGCTGAAAAGACTAAATTTTTAAACAGGAAGGGGTGGAAAGTAATCCGTATACCCGGCTGGAAAACTTTTAGACACAAAGACCGCTACACCTACGAAGAACAAAACGAATACGGAGATTGGTTGTCTCCTGAATACGAAACAGATACCGCCGAAGCTATCCTAGAAGAAATACAGAGAAGGATGTACCGCCGGGAAACACCTAACGATTCAGAATTAGTTTGTTCGCTGGACATCTTAGAAGAAATAAAAAAACAAGAAGACCAGATGGATAAACAACGTCAGCTTAATAAAATATTGTTTGCTTATGATTCAATCGACACCAGCATATATAACAATCAAACGCTGGGAACTCTATGGCCTCAAAGCTGTCCCCACCCGGAACAAAAACTTTGAGACAGGTGAGGTAGAATTTATTATTATAGAACCAAACCCACAACGAGCAGGACTCGTCTGGCTAACTAGAGATGAAATATGCTAACACTCGACCAAATTCAAGAGGAACTAGAGAAAGGGGAGATGCTCCCCGGAAGAGCCGCCGACCTTTTAGTAATCGTATCGGCTAAGTACGGAAAAGCCGCCGATGAATACGTGAAGAAGAACGCTGAGTTCGCCAGAATCTTTAACCGCATCCGTAACGAGTACAAGAGTGACACCGCCACGGAAAGGTTTATTGAAAACAGTGAACTAGGAATAGAACACAACTACTGGAAGTACCAGATGAAGAAAGCAGAGACCATGTCTAGAGCACTTTCTACTTTGGTTTACTTAAAGACAGCCGAAGCAAAAAATATTATGTAACATGACACACGGAAAACCAGGCAACTATGCCTCAGGAGTAAAATGTAGATGCGAACTATGTACTAAAGCGTGGGCGGACTATTCTCGACCTAGAATAAAATCTTGGCGAGCTAAACAAAAACAAACCGTAAAATGATTAGGTCTGGCTTTCGTAAACAATCACTCGAAGAGGTAAAAGAAAAGCAAGCGTTAAAACGCTCTAAATTGATGCAAAAACCTCCAAAAGCTACAAAGCCTAGGGTAGCACTAAAAAAACGCTCTACGGTCAAATTAGGTGGCAAAAAGAAGAAGTTAAAGACTCAGGCACAACTCAAAAAACAGCTAGATTCAGTTTTTAGTATTTACATTCGTCAAAATCACCCTGCTCGATGCTATACCTGTGGAATTTCTAAACGCCGTAAAAATCTTCAGTGTGGTCACTTTATTTCCAGAGCTTACCTTGCTACTAGGTTCCATGAAGATAACTGTAGACCTCAATGTGTCGGTTGCAACGTCTTTGGTGGCGGAAAACCACTTGACTTTGAAGAGAACTTAAAGAAAGAACTAGGCGAACAATACGTGGAGGATATGAAAAAACTTCGTCACACCCCAGTCAAATATGACCGCCATTGGTATACAGAAAAGATTAACTATTACACAGAAAAAATACATGAATTGTCCTAGCAACAAAACCTGCCACCAAACTAAACAGCAAGCGATGAAACAGATTCGTAGCTCTGAAAAGCGTGGCAATATCAGTAGATTAAAGCCATATAAATGTCCAATGTGTGGCTGGTACCACGTTACTTCACAACTTCTCCACTACAAGGGCTTGATAATTAAATAGGGATGATATATAGTAGCTTATGTTAGTTAATAATAATAAAACATGCACATAAAACTAGAAGTATCGTTCCCATCGGGAGCAAGGGTTGAGTTGAGCAAGTCAGACGTAGAAAAGGTATCAAAATTTATTCACGATATGCTCTTTACTACAGTAAAACCTGTAGCAGTTTCAGTAATTAAGAAACGAAAGAAAGTTAAGAACTACATTTTTTGGACTGAGGCGGATAAAGCTACTTTAAAAGAGATAGCTTCTATGCCTTCAGGAGTAGATAAAACTAGAGCCATTCGTCAATTCTCACTACAAAGTGGACACTCTAGGTCATCTATTGGAACCAGAATGTACCGGCTTAAAACTGAAGAAAAAAATACACCCACTCCAGTATTTTTCCATTAAACATGTGCTATAGTATAGGATATGATTAAAAAAACTAGCACCCGTGAGATTACCACTGAAGTAATCGAGTTAGCAGTAAATTGGGCAAACGATGAAGTAAGTCTAGCTCAAGTAGCCCGCGAACTTGGTACAGTGAACATGACTCACTCCTATACCACTTTAGCTAGAGCTTTAAAAGAATACGTTAAGAATAAATAACAGAACACCGCCTTAACTGGCGGTTTTTTGTACCTGGGGATATCCACTTGCATCCCTATTGTGTATATAGTACTATATACAGGTATCAATTAAGTAAATCATTATGACACAACCATTAGACGATAGAGATGTAGCACCGTGGGTAGAAAAGAATGAAGATGAACAGAGTTACCAAGAGGAACGAGAAGCACTACAGGCGGAGATGAACAATTATCCAGCAGAAGGTTTAGTTTACTAATATGCAGAAATTTATTGTTATGTTAGCCGGAGATGGCTACACCGCCAGAGAAATAGAACAAGCTATCTACAACACCTTTACTGAAATGAAAAGAGAGGAAGTAATTGTTAGTGAATCACTATGAAAAGACATCATAACTTAGATAACGAAATCACCGGAGAGTACTACAAAGAAGAACCAAGTGTCCGACTCATCAACCTTGTTAATTTTGCTGTCGGGGCCGGAGTTACTGCTTTGATTTTGGAATGGACTGGACTAGCTGATTATTTACTAGGAAGTTTAATGAATTAGATATGAAAACAATTTATATTACAAAGGCTGATTTGAACAAAGATAACTATTACAAAGAAGATGGTATAGGTTTTGATGGGCCGGATTTTGACGGTAGTGTTGAGATAGCAGAGGGACTTGGTTATGTGAAATTTAAGAAGGGTGTTTATGTAACAGGTTCAATAGTTGCCAAGGCAGGTTCGGGCATAGAGGCAGGAGAGGGCATAGAGGCAGGTTCGGGCATAAAGGCAGGAGAGGGCATACAGGCAGGTTACGGCATAAAGGCAGGTTCGGGCATAAAGGCAGGAGAGGGCATACAGGCAGGTTACGGCATAAAGGCAGGTTGGGGCATAGAGGCAGGAGAGGGCATAAAGGCAGGAGAGGGTATCGTTTGCGAACTTAGTCTTTCGTTCTCATACAAGCTATTTGCTGGCACTGCACCATGGACAAATTCAGCTACTAAGACAGTTACTTGCGGCAAGCTACTCAAAGGCACTATCGCTTATGGCGACTTGATTGAAACTGGTATGCCAGAAGAAGTAAAAGAAACAGACGCTACTAGTGAAGCGATTGCACTATTGAAGTCTAATGGGTACGAGATTATTAAGAAAGAAGTTTAATGGGGTAGTATGAAACTAGTATTTATAGAAGACTACGGGAACTTTAATTGGGCGGTCACAGACGAGTATTCAACTTACTGGAAAATTGTCATCAAAGACAACGAGGGTAAGACGCTAAAGGTGGATGAAGTTGATTGCGTTCTTGAGTGGCGAGAGGAGGGAGATGAACGGGGTCGTTGGTCAATGAGTGACGAAATGACCGAAATGGCAAGGCAAAGTTTTGACTATGAAAAGAAATGGTTTATATCAACTACAGACTATAAGGCACGCACCCTTGCTTTTATCGCCACCTATAACGAACACAAAGACGAGCTAATCACCAATTGGGAAACAGACCGCAAAACACGCATCCAGAAAGAGATTGAGAACCTACAGCACCAACTTGACCGCACCGAAATTTACGACGAGTTAATAGATAAAAGTTCGATTGTTTCTAAGGAAATAGTAAAACTACAAAACTGGATAGAAAGTTGCACGGCAAAACTAGAGCAATACAAAGAAGGTTCTGACCTTCGTAGTAAAGAGATGAAGACAATAGAAAGTTATCAGTCGCAACTCAAGAAGCTATTACAAGAAACATTAGGGGAGGGGAAAGAGATTAACAGCATCTTTAAGGAGTAGTATGAAAATATTAAATGAAACAATCAATGTAGAAGAAATAATCTACACAGCATTAAAAGAGAAGATAGGAAGTGCTATTAATTATCATGAAACTCACGCAATGATTGGTAACGTAATAGAGCAGAGGCGACCAGAGTTTGAGGCATTGATGAATCGCTGTCTGGATAAAGTATTTGCCGACAAGAAGTTCCAAGACATTATCGTAGACGAGTTCCGCCACAAAGTAGCAAAAAACCTAGTAGCTAAACTTGAAGGAGCTATTGAGAAAAATGTAAACAAGTTCCGCCAAGACCCAGTAATGAACTCGAAAATGATTATCGCTATCGAAAAGATTATTAGTGAAAACCAGTAACTAACCCCAACCAACCATGAATCAGATACCAAACATAGAGGAGACTAACAGCAGAGAGGTTGAGGAGCTGTTACCAACAGAAATGGACTTAATAAAAGTTGGTAATCACTACTGGGGCGGTGATTATGAACCGCAGTATCAAGAGATTATTCAATTGCAACAATCCTTTAAGGAAATATTGACCCCTAAGATTGAGAAGTTTCTCCACCAAGAGCTACAGAAAGCCCGAGAGGAGGAAGCTGAACAAATAGCTCTTACTGTTCGCTTCTACCTAGAGCGTGAAGATACAAAACGAGCATTAGATTATGTAGCCAAGTTTATAAAAGACCACTCCGAGCTAGACCAAGATAAGAAGTAATAATATGACAACACCACGTATAGAGGAGAAAACCTTTGAAGAAAAATCAAATTCAGAAGAATGGGGAGCATGGAAATTTGTCAGCGATATGCTAGACACACCAAACCCAGACCCAGAACTAGCCAAGTGCGGTATCTATCACACCAGTAAGTGTTACGAACAAATCCACAACTTTGTTGTTGAGCAGAAAAAGAAAGCACGAGAGGAGGAGAGGGAGAGGATTATTAAACTGATAGACTGGCGAAATAAAGGTTTTCATTCAGGTAATGAAGTGGTCACATGGATAGATAAGCAATTAGAAGAGCTTAACCACTCCGAGCTAGACCAAGATAAGAAATAAACATGACCGACCCACTAAAGACAGCTAGAGCAATAGCAGAGAGGAAGGCAGAGGAGGTGGTTAATAGTCTAATCAATGGAAGGCATGACAACCACACTAACCGTAGTAGTAGCACTGACCGCCGATAACTTCTGGACTACTTATCAAGCGTATGAGGTAATGAAGTGTGTTATATGACAGTTAAACTAGTAAAGTGCATAGCTTGTAATGGTCACGGAAAAGTAAAACGTATTGTGCGTAAAACCATTACTGACAAACAACGAAAAGAAATATTTAAGATGTACCGCAGAGGTTTAGGTTACAGAGAAATAGCCAGAGAATTAAAGATAGACCACCCTTATACGGTTCAATACACAATTAAAACAGCTAATAAAACAACATGAGGATTTACACGGACAAACAATGGAAGGCTTTTATGAGCCGTCAAAGAAACACAGTACGCCGAGCGTTAATAAATATGGGACAGTTAGGAGCTGACGAAATGGCTGACTTTTTTACTGGTAATGAC